CCTTCTTTCATGTTTTGTGTGGTAACTTAATTGTAAGCAAAGGTAGTCTCTATGTCTATCTTTTTAAATTGAATTTGCGCAACTTATTATACGTCATCCTTGCATGTGTAATAGCTGCTTTTTTTGTTGGCACGAAAAACTTTAAACAGATTATCATTATACAATGAGCATTTAAATTTTTAAACACAAAAAAACTGATTGACTTCCGCAAGTTCAATCAGCATTTTCATTCTATATATTGTTCCAACATAATTTATGTTGGTGCCGCGGAACCGTGACAGTATGAGCGTATATACTTTTACTATTGCTATAAATTTAGCAGCTTAATTACTATACTAAAAGGCAGGATTCGCTCCTGCCTTTTTTTATGTTCGCACCAATATGGCAATTAAAGTTGTTATGATATATCCAGTTCTTTGCATCGCACGACGTTTAGATATCTTTTGTTCTTTCGCGATTGACTGCTTCAACATCTCGTATAATTCGCTGGTTCTCTTGAGCGAGCTTTCTGCTTTCGCTAATGAGTTTTTCGAGCTGATCAGTTCTTTCCGCGTTAATTCCAGCTGCTTCTTCACTTCGGCCAACTGCTCCAGCAGCTCTATTGACGTACTCTTCTGCTCTTTCAAGATGCTCTCGGCTATCTCTAAATTCGCTTCGAGCTGATTCGTTTGCTCTCTTAATATCTGCCATTGTTCCGCCGGTACTTTTATGTATGTCGGTTCCGACGCTTCTACTGTACCGCCAGTGCCAAACGCCGGCAGCAATAATAGCAGCACTAGCAATAGCCAAGATAATTTTTGCAATTTTAAACACTCCATTGTTCATTGCCGTTAAATTCTTTCCAGTGCTTCTGCGCACTCTCTTTCAAAACGGATATACAGCCCTTTTCTTAAAGCAGGACTGCCATTAGTCCATGCCGGAGTACTGCAAACTTTCAGGTAGATTGCCTTGATCATATCAGCATCAAAGCTACTGTCATCAACATAGCTGAGGTTAGGATATCCCAGCTTCTCGCAGGCTTCCGCGAACATCTCCCCAATGTTGCCAGCGCCATATTGTACAGCGCGGCTCCAAACAACATCTTTCATAACCTCATGATGCTTTTCGATATTATAGTTGTTACACTTGAGAGCAGCTACAGCCGGCTTATAATAAGCATCGCAGATATAGTCATGCTGACTTTTTTCAAAGTCGGCTTTGTTGTTACTATAGGCAAGCCAGCGCCATGCCTCATCAAAAGCAAGACTACCAACTGGATGCTCTGCTAAATTCTCTGCAAACCAATAGACATTTCTACGCAGCCATCTGATGTAGTCATCAACAACTCCCATGTTGCTAGACAGCTGATACATGCCGTAGGATTTTCCTCCAGCGTCACCGTAGCCATTGCTGATGCAGCCAGCATCACCATTAGACTCATAGCGTTTAGATAAATCTCCAATCATGGTTAATCTTCCTTTCTGATGCAGCGATTGGACGCCTTCTTGTATACGTCTTCGTACATTTCTTGTTTGTCGCCGTTGTAGGTATATTCAGCGTAAATGCCATCGCCGCTGATAGTAGTCGACAGCAGTGCCTTGTAGTTCTGCAGCGTTTTGCACGCCCAAACCACAAACACATTCTCAAGAGTAATTTGCTTTTTGCTATTATGGTTGTACCATTCAACTAATTTGTTTTTGCATACGGATTCAAAGTGTGCCATGCCAGTAATAATCATCTAAACGCCCTCCAATCATTTGCCAACATATCGGACTGACTAGCAAGCCAGCCAATTTGTACGCCTCTTGTTCCAACGAATGCCAGCGCCTGGTTGCCAATATCCTGGTGCTCTACATTAATAATCTCACCAGCAGCATTTTTATAACTCAAACATGTTGCCAGCTCTACATATTGCTCCTTGCCGTTCCAACCTTTTCTTTGGATTTTGTAGCCATCTTTTACAAGCAGAATGGCCGCCCCGAAGCTGATATCGTTAGCTTCCGCTATTACCTTACGCATTGTCTTTATTCCTCCTTTGTCACCTTAAACATTTTTGTTTCAATGGCCTTGTTGCCAAGCTGCACGAGCAACAGCGCCACCATGCCAAGCGTAAAAGACTCGTAGTTACCCCATGTTCTGGCGAACGCTGCCAGCCAAATCGATATACCACACCAAACGATAAAGCTTACAACGGCGCATACCCTGCCCACACTGTAGGCGTTATCGTCTTTTTTTATCATGTTCAAGAACTTACGCATTATCTTCACCTCTCATTCTTTTATCTTTTGGCGGATAGTTCTGTAGCTCATTGAGTTGCTGCATAAGATTATCAATCACGCCATTGTTGCCAAGAGCCTCGTAGCTCCGGTAACAGGCGTCGATACTCTCTTTGGCATAAATGGGAACCCACCCTTTTTCACAGACATAATGATTGTACGCCTGAATAATACGATCACGAAGTAAGGCTTGAACGCCAGCTCTCAAAGCGTCGTTTTCTTTCTTCTTGGTGCGATACAAGGCGAAAATATAAGAAATAACAGCGCCAGCAATAATATTTATTACAGCCTGCATAGTTGATTCAATCATGGAACACCTCATCTTCATTGATTTTAAAATAAAGCTCCTATACTATTTTTAATTAAGGAGTGATATTTGTGAAAAACCTAAAACTACCTAACGGCTTTGGCTCTATATCTTACTATAGAGACCATCGTCGCAGACCATACGTTGTCAAAAAATACATAGACGGTAAGCAGAAACCGATAGGATATTTTGCTACATATGAGGATGCCCTCGCATATTTGGTTGCTTACAACAAAAATCCATCTTTATTCAATTCTTCCGAAATTACATTCACAGAAATTTTTAAGCTGTGGTCAGCAGAGCACTTTCCCAAAATAGCGAAAACCACGGCAGCCAACTACACTGCCGCTTACAAGCACTGTGAACCACTCTACGGCAAGAAGTTTATCAGTTTAAAGATAAGCGACCTGCAAGCAGTAATCCGTGCCATGAGCCGTGCAAAAATAGGTTACGCCAGCCAAAAGAAATGTAGGCAGCTACTACACAACCTATATACCTACGCAGTAAAGTATGAAATCATCTCAGCCAGCGCAGACATAAGTAAATACATCGACATAGACAAAAAGAAGATTGTCTATCCAAAATCGCCATTCAACACCAGACAATTAAACCGAGTTAAACGTCTTGCTGAAAGCACAGAGCCGCTCTCACGCTGGGCAAAAGTTGTTGTAATGATGATTTATAGCGGTGTGCGTCCGTCTGAGATGTTAGCGGTAAAGAAGTGCGATGTAAAGTTAAAACAGCGACATTTCATAGTCCGTGAATCAAAAACAGAAGCTGGCGAAAATCGCGCCGTACCCATCAGCCGTAAAGCTCTCCCCTACTTCCAGCAATGGATGGATAAGCCAGGCAAAACGCTCATCACGTTAGATGATGGCGCTGCTCTGTCCTATCATCGCTTTAGGACGCGCTTTGACAATGTTATGCTTGCCACGTCCTGCCACCATACGCCCCACGAATGCCGTCATACATGCGCTACTCTTTTGGACAACGCCGGAGCGAATGACACAGCAGTTAAACGTATTTTAGGACACGCCAGCCCCGGCGTTACCAAAGGGACATATACTCACAAAAGTTTACATGAGCTGAAAAAGGCAATAGACTTGATATGATTTGTTGCTAACCTGTTGCTTACTCTTACATTGCTATATGCCTACATCCTGCATTATAGCTACATCTGCGCTGTTGCTATCCTGTTGCTCCCGGTATTTGCGTCGGTAACATAGCCCAAAGCCGCATGGTTACAGGCTTTGTCCATAATTAGGCATTTAAAGTAATTGCATCGATCTCAGCAACAGTTGTCGCAGCCGCTATCTTATCTTTAGCTGCTCTATACGCCACGTGCAGGGCGTTTGAGCGTTGTGCTACCATGGCGATTACCATACGCAAATCGTCAGCTGTTACCTTGACATCGGCGTTATCTGCCGTCGTCCAGTCGATGTTGGCAACAGCCTTTGTCTGAGCGGTCTGCATATCTAACGCGATGATGGCAGCATTGATACGTTCACGCGCCTTATCGTCGTAATCATACAGATTTCCGCCGTACTCGATAGGCTGAACCTCTCTGCTGTTGCGCTCTGTTTTAAGCTCTGCGATTTTGGCAGCTTTAACCTCCTCAAGAGTGCGTTCTGGAGCTGTCAGCGTTGCCCCTTCTGGTAATGGACCAAGCTCTTTCATCTCTCTTGCAGGTGCGCCGTATTTGTCCTCTGGCAGCCAATATTCTTGCTTACGGTGGTCTTCTACCGCATCCCATGTTTCGCCGTTCCAGACGGGTACACAGCCGTCTTTAACAGTAGGTTCATCCCATGTTGCATTGGCAGGCAGCATGTAGATATCCTTGCCTGCTTTAGTAGATTCTAATGGGTCAAGCTGTGCGTTGACCTCAGATTTATATTCTTTAGTTTTTTCGTCATATTTATATACTTGCATATTTTCACCGCCTTAATATTTAATGCAGAATTTAACCGTTACGGATTTAGGTTGTACGGTTATACTGTTGCCATAGACAGAAGAAGAACGAGAAGCGTCAATGTATAAATACTGCCCACTATTTCGATCTTTAGTAGTAGGATATGTTGACTTAAAGATTTCATTTGCCCCCGAAACATTAAACGCTCCTTTATTGCCCGGTGTTGTTTCTGAAATAGCTAACCCGCCAACGTCTGCACCTCTAAATAAAACACTACCGTTAATATTCGGCAACCCTGCACTCTTAACAGTACCAACAGTATTGCTACCTTCAAGAAAACTGTTATTGTTTAAATTAGGCAGATTAAATGTTGTACTCCCATCGCCCTCACCGTATGTTGTACCAATTACATCAAACAGTTTTTTGTAGGTTGTACGGCTTACTTTTGAGCCGTCACAGAGCAGGAATCCGCTCGGGATACTATTTCCAGCAAATGCAAATATCATGCCGGTTAAATCAGCACCAGCAAAGTTTTTTATCGCGTCGCTAACCCTCGCAGGTGTCATAAATTTGGATGTATCGGTGCCAGCTTCCGCTTCAGCTTTACTAGCAAGGTTAGCAGTATGTACCGAGGTAGCACTGTTATGTTTACTGATAGCTGCACTGTGTGCATCAATATCATCGTTATGATTTTTTATACTAAGTTGCACATGGTTTTCGGTAGCAACAGATCCGTCATGTGTATACAAATTCTCAAAGTAGCCGTTTTTCCAAAATTTCTCATTCGTTCCAATACCACCTTCGCCGTTTCCACGTGGTACGATGTTTGGTGTTGTCATAATATCATCACTCCTTTATTTATAATGCGATAGGGATAATTTCGCCGTTTATTGCTTCCCACACATTAGATGTTCTCGGTAATATCAATGGCATTAAATCCCCTTTTTCGTCATACTCAAATGTCTCTGCTGCTACGCTTGTTGTGATTGCCCAACAATCCGCAGAAGATTGAGGAGGGGTATTTGCATTAGCTTTTATGCAACGATATGTGCTGCCGTCGCTAGTCATAACTACATCTGGTGGATTATACTCTGTAGTGCTATCCCAAACAGTCACATTTGATACATAGCCAGCCGCCTTATCAGCCATTCTTGCAGCGTCAGTCGCACTGTTTTGAGAAAGCTCTGCGCTATCTGCTGCGTTAGCTGCACTAACATTTGCGTTAGTTGCAGCAGTTGTAGCAGCACTCATTGCCCTTTCTGCTTCATCTCTTGCTACTTTGCTTGCTTCAAGTACTGCTTTGTTTTCAGCAAGGACTGATTCTGGGTTTTCCATAGCAACAAATCCATTACCTGCATCATTTACTCTAAACGCTCGTCCTGGTAGTAATGGTATCTGCCCGTTGAAATTGTCCATATCTGCATCGACTGCGATCATTAATACGCGACCAATTTTTTCACCTTGCTGTTGCAGCATCATTACGCATTCATCAAACGCCGTCTCAATATCTTCCGCGAAGTACGGCCCGTTGTTTACAAGGTTCATCATTTGTTGCAGCGGCAATTCGCGCATGATAACCAGTTTCTTGCCTTCCGGCAAAGCTGTTCCGCTACTAGGATATGTTATCTGCCTTGCATCCATGTCCAACTGATAATCGCTTGTGGCCAGCGCCGTTCCATCATCCTGCATCAAATATACCTTAATATATTCCGGATGCTCTGCAGGACACTCAAAGGTAAACGGAAATGTCCTTGTTGAGCCGTTACCAACATAGATGTTTTTAGTAACGTCTTTCTGTACTGTCATGGTCTGCTCCTTTCCATAAAGCAAAAGCCCCGGCACCAGCCAGGGCTTTTTACATACTTATTGACAATAATATTTTACCACGGCTTTCAGGCCGTTTTGTAAAGTACAAAATGACTATTTTTGATTTTTCTTCAGCTTTTTATCAAAGATCAAGGCGCGCAGATAATCCGCAACACTTTCATCGAAGCCACTTTCCAGATACTGCAGCGTTGTTGTAAAGCTATCTATTAACGTGCTGGGCGCTCCGGTAACCTGGCTTGTCAGCTTGCCCATCTCCCGCAGCGTATCGCTGATAGTTTTCTTGTCACTGACAGCGCTTTGGATAACTCTGTTTGTCTGTTCAATGGTATTTTGGATAGGAATTTTTGGAGCGAATTGATGCTCGTCAAATACCTTGGCCATAAAGTAAGGTACAGCATCACGCAGCACCGGTATGCCACCGACAATGCCTGTAAGAGATTCCTGCCCTATGCTCTTGATAAGCTTTTCAATCTTCCAGTCATCATCGTCACCGCTTGCGCCAGCACGCAGCATCGCTGAGATAACCGCCGGCAGAAGTACCCACATTAGCAGCGCATCGCCAGCATGAGCTACAGCTTTCATCAGAGCCATGCTTTTATTCTTTGCGCTTGCCGCTACAGCCTTCTTGTAGCCTACCTTTGCTTCCCATAATTTATAATTGAGAGCATTATAGACTGTAGAGTTATAGCTGTAGTACATAGTGAGCTGCTTCATCAGCTCGCTGCCCTTACGTTGGATGGCAGCTTTATCTACCGTACGGCCGGAGCCGAAGCACCAGCGCACTGCAGCATCGCCGGCATTTACGCCTGCTTCCCTCGCCTGCTGCGGTGAACGCCCGGCATCCACCTCTGCATTGTAGGTCTTTTCATATTCGTGTTGCCAAAGCGGCAACGCCAGCATCAGATCCGTCCAGGTTATCATCTTAAACGCGTTGTTTTTGATAGCCTCGCCAGCCTTACCAATGCCCGGAATACCATCCAAAATATTAGGGCCTTTCAGCGCATCATGGATGCTGGCATCCATGGTTTCCGCACGTTCCGCCATAAATACAGAACGTTGGAAAACGAAATCCGTATACTGACGCGGGGCACTGTAAAACTTTTTGAGCGAGTGCAGCAGCTCAGCAGCCCCCATATAATGAGCTACGCTCGGAGCGTTAGCGATATTCAGAAGCGCCGTTGTTACCCTGAAGCCCATTGTTCCCATTGTCTGAGCGTTACGCAGCTTGGCCATGCCCTTTTCGTAGGCCGTCCTCGGTATCGGTTCTTCCGCCCAACAATCGCTGGTCCACTTTTTCAGATTTTTGTAAGCGTTCTGGCCGAGGTAATTGTAGACAAGGTTTTTGAAATTCTCATTGAGTACAATGCGGCGCACGTCGCGTACCGGTTCACGGAATGCCACCAGATGAATAACGTCAGTAATGCTGCCGCTGATAACTTCAAACCTAAGATCCAGCCTGCGCTCAACCTTATGCTGAGTACGTTCTTTCAGAAAGCCCTTGCCTAAAGACATTGCAATATTGCTCATTGCCGATTGCTGTGCAGCATCAGCCTGCTCCTGCGTACGCAAATCCCGCAGGTCGTATTTAATAGGGAAGTAGCCACCATCTAAGGTATAGATTTTTCTGTCCTGTCCGACAACAACAAAGCCTTTGGCTTCCTGCTTCTGCAGCACGGCACCGGTCATGCGTGCTTCAATCTCTCTTATCTGGTCCCAATGTATATCGTAGAGCTTCCAGATACTGTTGACGAGGTTCCAGTCGCGCTCATCCAGATACTGCAGCACATTTTTAACCTGCGCTACATTGACGTGATAGCCGTCTAGAACGCGCTGCTGGTTCGTTTCAGTGCCCCAGTTAAGCGCAATCATAATGGCCTGCTCCTTGGTAATAACCGATGAGCCAAATTTATAGCGGCGTTTGTTACGCATATCTGCCAGTTCCTCGGGAGAGTAGGCACCAAACAGTCCTTTTAATTTGTTCTGCATATTCACGGCCATCTTCAGCTCTTTGTCTGCAGCTTCCTTCAGCGGGTCGTAGATATACCGCAGCGCCACATCACCCAGCTTTTTCAGCTCCATCTCCGGCTTAATCAGTAACCTGTCAGCCTGGTCTATAAAGTTTGCAGCGTCATCCTGCCATCTGTTTTTATTGGCACCAGTCGGGTCAGCGTTAGCGCGCTCCACCATACGCTGGCGCACTTGCCCTTCAATCTCAGCAACTGCTTCGTCAACAGTCAGGGTTCTGCCGTCCTTGGTTTTAATCGTAGCCAGCTTCATATTATCCATGCCGCGCTTATAGATAATATGCATAACCTGTGCCACCAAATCAACCTGCATATTGCTCAAATCCTTATGCCCTGCTTTACGTTTATTGCTGTTCATCGCCGCCTGCAGGAACCATTCAGGGAGATTTGTCTGGCCATCTGGTCCGAAGAACGGAGACTCCAGCATAAGGCCGCCTTCTTCCCTTGTAGCGTCTGCTTTCATCAATACCTCCATGATGCCCTCATAATGCGGCGGTACCGGTGCATCTGCGTCAGAAAAGCCAAACACATACATAAGGTGATTATACGCATAACGTTCATCTGCAGATATGTTCTTCGCCTTGCTGATAGTCTGCTGCTTGCGCTTTAGGCCATCTTCAATCTTCTTTATCTGCTTGGCGTTGCGGACAGCTCTGTCAGCAAACATATCATAGATCAGCTGAGCCTGTTTGTATTTGACGGCCTTATCCCAGTTGCCTTTGATAAGAGATTGCTCGGAATTGTACTGCGCCTGCGCCGACTTTCTGCGCCACATCTGGTAGTTATTGGCATCCTCAATAGGCATAACCTCCAGCTTCATCTCAACGAATTGCACATAGTCCTTGTAATGACGAAGTGCTGCATCACGCAGGCCACGCACATTAGCAAGCAGCTCAAGCTTATCCTGCTTCAATCCCTTTGTTTCTGCAGTAAGCTCTTCTATCTGCTTGCTCTGCCTGGTCATCTTGTCTACCGTCTTAATGACGCCTTTTTCTGCAGCATCATTCTTGCCTTCGGCCTCTATTCTGGTAGTCAGGTTACGCTGCTTTTTGGCAATGCGCTCAAACGCTTCCAGCTCCATCGCCGTGGCCAGCTTACGATATTTGCTTGCCTGCACCACTTCTTCCGCACGTTCACGGAAATACTGAGCATCTATGCCGCTGTTATCTATCCCTTCCTTAAACTCTTTCATATGAGCTTCTACCGCAGCATCCAAGCTGCCGCCATACTCTTTAAGCTGCTTAACGTAATCTTTCACGTTCATGCCAAGTGTTTCGCAGATAACAGACCTGCTCATATTAGGGTTATTCTTGATATGCTCCTGGATAATAAATACCGGTTCTGCGGCCAGCTTCTCACGGTATTCCGCTTCTTCACGCTCAAACAGTTCCTTTTCCTGCTGCCGGTAATCTTCCTTGATGTCCTTCAGTGCTATCTTGAGCACCTTTTCCTCAGCATCAGCCTTGGCGCGCTCTACCATACGGCGATATACGTCCTTCGTGCTTCCCTCCAGATAGTCCATACCACCGCTTTCGGCAAAATCATCCACGCCTTTTTTTCTCATAGCAATGTCGATTTCATCTTCACTGGCAATCATGCGGTCCATAACTGCTTTAACCTCTTTGGACGGAGCACCGCCAATCTGGCTGAATGCACGGTAAATTTTAGTCAGCCACTGCTTGAAGCGCCGGAAGATACTGCGCGTTGCTTCTGTAGGCGCCTCGCCGCTCTTCAGATAGTTTTCAAAGCCGCGGGCAAAGCGTTCCTGCATCCAGAGCCGTTGCATCTGTTCCAAGGTCATTGCCCTGCCTTCGATTTCAACGGAGCCTTGGGCAACTGCAGTTTTCATCTGCTCGTTTAGCTTTTTAAATTCACTCTCCATAGCAGTACCTTTGTACTCTTTGGCAAATTGCGTATCATTCCACGCTGCCCACTGGTTAATCGTGGCCACATCATCCAGCAGCTGCTTCGGAGCATTCGGCAATTCTGCCAGCGCCAGCATATCATGCAGATAGATATGAGCCATCTCATGCATAAAGGTTGACTGGTCTGCATCCTTGAACAGAGAGATAACCTTCTCGCCGGTAGTTTTAAAGGCAGTCTGGCCTTTGATTTTATAAAAGCCCTTCTGGCCTGCTTCCTGCATGAGTTTTTTGCTATCAAGCAGCTTAGTCTTGACCTCATTCAGCCACCATGGTATACTATTTATAACAAAGGATGAACTTGTTGACCCAAGTCCCGGATAGTAACCGGGGGCACTTCGGTCAGAAGTTTCATCCTTTATTTTTTTATTTATATCAATATCATGAAGAATAATTTCTCCATTTTTTTGTAACCTTATAACGCACTTAGCAAAGTATTCAGTGTTATCAATGAATACTTTAGCTCCATATGTTCTGTATTCAGTTACATATCTCGTCATGCGCTTTTCTCTATTTATATCTGGGATAGTAGTGTAGAGATAGATACTTCTATCTAATAATTGCTGGATATGTGGAATGACTTGCAATGCGTCAATATTAGCTGTGTGTCTCTTAATTTCTTTAAATACTGCCGTAGGAATGTTGATTTTATCTCCATACCTGTTAGTAAGATAAATTGAGTCACCATCTTTCTTGTACAGCTCATCAAATTTCCTTCTTGCCGCTTTTCGCTGTTCCTTTACGTCAAGCCCAGTAAGTTCTGCAAATTCAAGTGTTACTGGTTTCATAGCATCCAGTTCATTATAAGCATCAATAACTTCCTGCGCTGAACGTTGTACAGTAAGCTCAGTGCCGATATGTACACTCTCACTTATGCCAGCAGATTGGTTATAGCGCTCTATAATATCAATGCTCTTATCATCGAAGACGACAAAGCAGCGGCCATCTTTCATACCTTCGTAAGCTATGCCTTTAATTCCGTGCTCATTAAGCAGCTCAGACGCGCCACGCCAATTATAATCCTCTTCGCCCATAGCCTTCGCCAGAGCATCGTAAATCTTGTTGCCGGAAAACATGCCCCCCAAAGTACCGGAAATATCAGCTTTCGCCTGGTTGATAACCTTCTCTTTTGCAGCAGCATCTTCTGCTTTGGCACGCTCTAATTCTTCTTCTAAAGCAGCAGCCTGACTTCTGAGCTTCTGTTGTTCCTGATTACGATATTCGCCATCTGACTTTAGCTTTTCAATTTCTTCTTTGCTATATCCGTATCTTTCCAAGCTTCTTGCAAGAGTTCTATAACCAAATGTATTAGAATTGCTCTCTAAAAGCTTACCAATGCCATCTGCTAATTTATTGAAGCCATCAATCTTAAACTGAACCTTGCCAGCATTATCAAAAGCTCTTAATTTAAAGTCCAGCAGATTTTCCCAGAACTTCATTGACCGCGCATCATCCAAAGATTCTATAGTATTTTTCAAAAGCGCTTGTACATTTTTGTTCTGATTAATGAAAGTCTTCTGCTCATCTAGCAACACATTGTTTTCTGGAACTTCCACTTTCAGCAGGCGTGAAGTATTTTCGTACTTCACGTCAGCTTTTTCAATAATGTTTATCGCTTCTTCTAGTTTAGCAATATAGCTTTCTGTATTAGCCGTTCTTTTGGTTCCGGCAATTCTTTCCTTTAAGCTTTTTATTGCACTTTCCTTATTCTTGCTTCCGCCCATTGCATCAAACGTATCCAGAACAAATTCTAACGGACCATTGTCAATGAGCTTCTGTCCTGCTGCTGTTGCCCAATCTCCCTCCTCATCAATTTTGTACGTAACACCATCTACAATTACTGCGCCAGCGTCAGCCCCCAGCACTTCCTTGTATGCCTCTGATATTTTTCTATCCTTAGCAAAGTACAGGCCCCAGCCATGTACCTGGTCACCAACGCCATCGCCGATTTTGCCAATATCAAACCTTTCAAAATCGTAAGGCGTGCCATGCCATGCTTTCTGGTCTAATTTCATAGAGCCTATAGCCATCTGGTCTTCTATTATTAGCTTGCCTGTTTCTTTATCAACATAAGGTTTATGATTAAGGTCTTTGACTTTTGCTAAAATCTCTGCTAAACTATATTCAGAGGGAATTGTTTCTTTTGAAGCATCCCCTATCCCGCCATCTTTCAGGGAAGCTTGTCTCTGGGATGGCGGGATTTTTGTTGTGTAAACTTCGTATAAAGTTACTTCGTTTAATTTTTTTAGTACATTAGCAGATGTCCCAATAGCAGTAATGACCAACGTTTGAGCCTGTCCATTTAACTTTACTGGTATAACAAATCTATATGACAATGAACCTTTGATATCCTCACGTAACTTATTGTCTACTTCATTAGAATGCTTTGATGGATTTATCTCAACTAAAACTGCATTTTGCAAAATCTCTCTAGGATTACTGATGGTTAAATTTCTTCCCTGCCTTTCCGTTTTGTTTTTTCGCCCTCTTTGCGATTTTGCCAAAACAATATGACGCTGATCATATTCACTCATCTTGCTAAAATCAAATACACTTGACAAATCTTTTGTAGTGACCGGCTCATTTTCAGTTAATACATGTTTAATGTAATCTATGGCTTTTTGATTAGCCTCCGGAGTTTCTTTGTCGGTGCCTATATTGTCTTGCAAAACATCTAAATCTAAAAGTTTATATTTGGTATTTTCATTTATACCTACATTTACTGCCTGATTAAACTTCTGCTCAGCAGCTTCACTTTCACTTCTGATAAGCCCAATACTACGCGCATAATCAAGCGCAGTATATTTAGTATGGCCAACCTGTCTATGCAGCTCAGCCATGCGGTCTGCCATTCGTGCGGCAAGGATAGCACTCATCTGTGCTGCCTGCCGCACTTCTTTGCTTTCAGCGCCTTCCAGCTTGCCACGCAGCTTACGGTATACCTCAAAGCCTTCTTCGCTCAGGCCTTCAGTAATAGAGAGTTCGCCCGGAGCTATTTTTTCCAGAGCAGGAGTCAATGCATCCAATCTGCGGATAGCTTCTTCCGTTGCTTCCATAGCTGCCTTGTTATTCTCATACCATTGGTTCTCTTCCGGAGTGCGGTTTTCCCAGCCAAAGAGTCCATACTCGTTGTGGCCGGTCCAAATCTCACGCGCCAGCTCACGCAGCTCCATCTTAGAGGGCTTATGCTTATTCTCTTTATAGTAGCGCTGATACCATGGGTCGTTATTGCTTACCTTGATGCCACGGCCACGCATCTGATTATCATATTCGGGGATTTCTACTACAGCTACGCCGTTTCCCATACCCTTTTCCAGCTCTTCGATAATCTGATTAAGCGGCTCGTCAATCTTGGCCTGCAGCGATTTTCTGATTTCCTTTACGCCTTCCTTAGGATTATCCGGGAAGCGGCGCAATACTGCCTCTGCTATCTCACGGGTTTCCGGAGTATGGAAGTTATTATCAAGGTAGGTATTCAAAGCATCTTCACGCTGGCGGTTCTCATATGCCAATATGCGGTCCATCTCGCGGCGCATCCTGCCGGCATATTCTCTGTTGCGTGCCAGGCATTCGCTGATATCGCTGAATGTGATGTAGTCTTCCAGATGGGCACCGATTTCAGTCGGCAGCAGCTTAGATACATAATCTGCTGTACTGATTTTCAAGTCTGCCTTAGTGTCGATGATGTCTTTAAGATACTGTTCGCCTATGCCTGCTGCCTTTGCTGCAGATTTCAAAAGCTCATAGCCGCCTTGCTGATTAAGGACGTACTCTGTATCTATGTTAATAGTTTCCAGCTCCGTGCCTTTGAGCTGATTATTCAGTACTTCGTTATATACTTCCGGAGCTTTTTTAAACAAAGCATTGTTTTTGATATCCTCAGCAAGACTTCTCAGCATAGATATGCCGTTAGCATCACGCAGGTTAGCCTTCTGTTCTTCGCTTTTCAGCTGCAGCGCCGCGGATGCACGACGCATAAAGGATACCGTGCTTGCTCCATGCGCACCAGCGCCAAAGCCGATCGACGCAGGCAGCGCCTGCCAGCTTGCCTCCAGCCCGCCAACGATAACATCCTTTGCCGTATATGTAGGGATATCACCGCCCGGATTGTTTGCTGCAGCAACATCAGAAATAATTCTGTTGCTCATCTCCTGCACGCCTTCTTCCGCGCTCTCGGAGATAGCCACTGTTCCGATGTTTTTGGCACTGTCACGCAGATATGCGGCAAGCAGGCTCTGCAGCTCCGTGCTGTCCTTGGCACTGCTGATAATTTCTTTGATGCTCTGCGCACCTGCACCGCCTTTGATGACGTTCAGGATTTTATCTGCGTTGCTGAATTCTATACCTGTTTCCAGCGCTGCCGCTACAGCAGCATAGCTGCGCGCCTGATTATCTGTCAGCAGCTGCCTGCCCTGCTTATCCTTATAACCTTTATAATCAAGGTAGTTGTTGCCGGCAATTTCGTCATACATATCCTGCGCCATACCGATACGGCTGCCGACGCTATAACCGATCTTGGCCCCTGCTGCCGCGCCTGCAGCAGTACCGGCACCCAGCGTTGCACCGCCGCCGGCAATACCGCCGAGAAGCGCGCCGAAGCCAGCGCCGTATACGCCCATCTTCTGGCCATTAAGAGCATTACGCAGCATCATCTTGCCACTCTGCACCGTGCCTCCGACAATAGCACTCATCGGGTCCTCAAAAAGCCCCGGCAGCTCCTTGGAATTTTTCTGTGCTTTTTCAATTTCTCCTAAACGTGCAATGTCAGCATCCGTCAGCTCCTTGCCGTTCATAGCGGCGTAACCCATACGGCCGCGCTCGCTCATCAGGTTATCAAGTTCCCAGCCGGTCTTAGCTGCTTCAATAATGCCCTGCGTCTGGCGCACGTTCTTTAAGTTATGCAGAGCAATAGCAGCGTCAGTATCACTCAGCTTGGCCAGCTCGCTCAGCTCAGGGTAGGCCTCAAACACTGCCTGAGGGTCCATAGCCTTCTGCTGATAATTATATACATTGCGTGCATTGGCCAGATTATCAGCGTTAGCCAGGATAGCATTTTCCGGAATGCTTGTGGCCGCGCTGATTTTTTTTGCTTCCAGCAACACATCGTCTTTACTGTAAAAGTACTTTTTATAAGCGTTGGTGTTTTTTACCATGTCCACAAAGCTGTTATCGCTTGTGCTTACTGGCTTAATGCCATTAGCTGCGTTAATATCAGCCAAGTCCTTTGCTTTTTCTTCTGTAATCTTATTGTCTACAATGCCATAGTCAGGCTGAACATCACCATGAAACTTCCACGTGCTTTCACGTACCGTAGCGTATGGTGATTCCATTTGTCCCTTAAGGAAATTCAATCTGGATTCATCCATGCTGTTCGTCCTCCTTATCCGATTCTGTTTTTTAAATCTTCGCCGCTCATACTAAAGATTCTACCGTCCATCATCTCTACTTTGTAAATACCGCCGCCAATCGGGGTTATGCCATTAGATTTTATTCCAGCACGAGCTAAGTCAGCATTGCTTGCCTCTACATTGTACTCGTTTGTACCCCAAAGCAATCCAGGTTGCCTGTATGTAGCAACTGTATGTTTTGTTAAACTATCAATGCATGCTTGGATAACTTCACTGTCTGATGGTTGTACTCCATTTTTTGACATATAGTTTTGTATAAATTCTCTACCAGCATCTTTTGCTCCAATCCACTGCATTTGAGCGTATTCTCCTTTTAGACCAGTACTTGCTTTTACAATGCTTTCTATCTCACCCCAATTATATTTATATGCGCCAGTTCCTTTACGGAAATTATCGTATGTCGTCATCAATGAATCATATTCAGATTTACTTGGTCCATAGTTCAGAACGAAATCAGCAAATTCTTCTTTGTCATTGAAGTAACCGCCTTCAAGAAGCTCTGTAAGCTTTTGCTTTTGTCCCACAGCTAACCCTTTGCCTGTACTAACACCGGAGCTTCCAGAGCTTGCACGTTTTCCGAAAACGTCTACGTTACCTGCCCATGAATAAGCTGTGCTTACAGCCCCACGCGCCATCGAACGCATTTTTAAATCAGTGCCGCCAAAAACATCCGCCTGTCTCAGCGCCTCTTCTATGGGTATGCCGCTTTCAAACATTCTTACAGCTTCCGAAGAGAAATTATCAAATGCCTTATCCTTGGCCATCCTTTTTCTTGTGTTTTGCACTGAGAAATAGGACTGCATTTCTTGCAGGCTTTTATTCATATCGGTCTCATCCATACCGCGGCCGCCGATATGGCTGTAGCCTACCGTATGATATCCGGCAGCATCCAGCGCCAGCTCACTCACTCCATGCTCACCGCTCTGGATAACCTTGCCGGTCTTGGCATTGTATATGCCGACATGGGTAATGCCCTTATAGGCCTTGGTGTCAGAATGTACATCATCCGGGTTGTCGCTCGTAGCGTACTTGCTGCCATCTACCTGCCAATAGACAATATCTCCGTCCCTTAATTGTTTACGGTCATTAAACGTCAGCCCTTTACGTTCTGCGTTAAGGTAGGTACCGTCAGCCAAGCTGCTGGTAATGTCATAATCACCGCCAGCCGTCTGAATATATTTTTTTACAAAGTTAGCGCACTGATTGCTGCCCCAAGCCTTGCCTTCCTCTCCCTGTGCAAACGCCAAACCTTTGGCGATATCTGCCGTACCACTATTTAATTGCTTATATTCAGCCGCAGCTTTCTCAAAGTCCCCATCGTATTTGTCATAAAGTCCGCTGAATGACTTTATTTGTTCATTGCTTTTCTCCCTTGCACTGATAATCTTATCGTATTGGATCCGTTTCTGCGGGTCCATAAGATAACCGTAGGCCTGCAGTATCTCGCCGCCACGCGTCCATCCTTCGCTGCTGTCTGAATTGATAGCTGCCTGCGCTGCCGTCTCTGCTACCGCAGCCTTCCATTTGTTGCTTGCTTCAGTAATCTTTTCCTGGCCATAGTTGGCATACCTTGCTGCAGTCATAAAATCGCCGCGGCGCATAACAGCGTCCAGATCATCATTGTTGTGCCAGTTTACAGCTACGTCCTTCAAAGCTAATTTGTATTGATTGTTAAGCTGCGTATCCTGGTACTTCTCCATCTCGCCCATAGTATAACGTTCCATCTGCGCACGCTGGCCGGTCCAGTCACGCTCAATGGTATTGTAAAAGGCTTTGCTTCCCAGAACGCCGCGCAGCGTAGCCGGTCCTTTCTGCATAATGCCATTGATAATCTTCTTGCGCCCTTCCTCGTACTTGGTAAGGTTATCCCTGGCATTTTCTTCCTTGTTCTGCAGCAGCTCATTCTGCAGCCTGCTCATCTGCATATTGTAATCATTATTGGCCTTCATCACGTCGGCAATGGCTATCTGCTCATAGAGCTTCTGCCCTCCCTCGACCATCGTATTGGTAAGATTTGCATTTGCCCTTGCCAGCGCCATCTGCCCGCCCATATCAGGATGCACACCGCTCGTCCGGCTTGCAGGCGTACCGAGCTTTGCCTGGTTCTCGTAAACATCAATTACTGCCATATTCTGCTCCTTTCCTATATACGCAAAAAGCACCCAAGGCTTAGCCTCAGATGCTTTCTACGTTGCTAATTTTTTAGAGTATGATGAAAATGGGAGAATGGCTTCCCTTCCGCACTATCATTTTAACACACATACTTTGCCGATTTGTAAAGTACAAAATGACATTTTTACCATTTTGCTTTCGCCCAGCCATCATTACTGTAGCTTGAGATGCCGCCACCGGTATGAGCAGGCAGTCCTTTCATCTCTGTGTAGCCCGGTACACTGTAGTTTTGCAGGCCTACGCTTTTACCGGCTGAGCTTTTCAACGCCCCCATGCTTTTGGGCGTATAAAGATTAGACGCTACGCTCAGCCCTGCCTGCAGCATGCTGTTCATCATAGCGCGCTTGCCTGCCTTACGGTAGGCTCTGGCGCTCGACGCATAGGCATCGCCCTGATTCAAATTGTCCGTACTCTGTTGGAAGATGTTATCTACCTGCTGACGCGCATTGTATCTCTCAAAGGCAAGCTCCTGCTCCTGGTTAAACTGGCTGTCTGCCATCGCCGCCAGTGCACTGCCGCTTGCCGTGATTCCGGCCGCGCCGATGTTGGCTCTCTGCTGCCCCTGCAGCTGCAGCAGTCTGCGGCGTTTGTTTTCCTCGTTGATTTCATTATTCTGCGCCTGCTTCTCGGCCTGCTCCTGCAGCTTCTGCGCATTGTTATAGGCGATATCAGCATTTGCCTGCGCCTGCGCCGCCTGTGCGTTGGCCTGCTGACGTGCCGCACGTCCCTGCAGATAACCGCCCAAGAGAGTTGCACCAATCATTACTCCTACGCCCATGCTATCCCTCCTTTAAAATTCTTTCGTCAAAATAAAATTCCCTGTGCGGCAGATTGTATATTCCGCATTGCACCGGTTCCGATATCTCAGCGCCAAGCCATCTGAGCCAGCGCAGGATTTCTGCGTTTCCAGCATCAACCTTATTGGACATAGGCCCATAGGCCGCCACAATCGCCCTCAGAAAGCGTTTGGTATATCGCCCTACTACTAGCCTATGCTTCAATGTTTCGTCGGTCATGAGCAGCCAGACGCATTTGACAGAGCATATTGCAGCCGGGCTTCTTACTCCATATATAGCTGCAGGTATGCCGTCAACATAAAAGCAGCCAATCAGTTCGCTATATCTGACGCTTCTTTTTAAAACATCCAGCTCATGTCCAGCACCATACAGCGCCGTCAGCTCCTGCCTGTTGTCCTGCCGCAGATGTGCGGCCACGTATTCAATATCTCTATCAGACGGACGAGAAAAAGTATATTCCGCCATATTATCCTCCCGGCACAATCTCCGGCACAATGGCCAATACCGTCATCGGCAGCGGCGCATCCTGCTTAATGATAAGCTGCTGCGTTTCGTCCCAGCCTGCAGCAGGCAGGACGATTTTTTTCTTACCGGTGAAAAGTTTTGTAGACTGGCCATATGCTTCAGTATCGCGCCATTTGATTTCATCCAGTTTTTCCTCACTCAGGCCATACAGTCCGCCACGCGTGTTTTTAAAGAGGACGGAAAGATTACCTATGCGCTTCTTGCGGCTAATGGAGCTGCCGTCCTGCATCTGGAATTCTATCGGCAGTGTCTTTATGACTGCATCAATAGGCAGTCCTACATGCACAACACTGTAGCCATGCTTTTCGCTCAGCGTAACTTTACCGCCTTCCACCTTCTGCTGCGGCAGCGCGTTTCCGTCAGCCAGTATGGCCACGGTTTCACCCTCCAGCCACGTCAGGCCCGTTACCTCTTTTATATCGCTGCCACGTACGGTTATGCCGTCGTCAACATAAATCTGTTCTTCCGGCACATCGTTATCGTTCCTCTTTTCCAGCATAACGTTCTCGTATTGGCCGTTACGTTCTATGACAGCATAAAGCTCGTCACATTCTCCGCCAGGGATGCAGCAGACATTGACAAAGCGCGCATTCTTAATGCTATGCTTATGCCATGCGTAGATATCCTGCTCCTTGATATAGGTCAGTCCCAAGAGCAGGCCATCATCTCGGACAAACCATATGATGCTGTCCGGAGTCTGCTGGTAGGTCATAGCTACTACTTTGTGGCCATCGAAGAGATGAGAGCATAGTAGGTTGAGGTCATCGCCGGTGTATTTATCAGCCTCATAGCTGTATGCCAGGTCACGGATGATGTTGCCCTGCTGCTGCGCAAAGACAATTCTGCTGCCTACAGTTACCGGTAATACGTCAGATATGCCGCGGTATTCCTGCGCCTGACTTAAAGTATTGCTAGGCGTGAGCGCTTTGCCTTGGCCACCACTTACCTTATATTCACCGCCGCTTGTCAGCAGAATCAATTCTCCAAAGGCTACCATTGCTTTGATACCGTTCATCTGGCCGCCGTTTAGAGTAGCCGTTACTGCATCATCGTCTACCACAGGTGTTGATGTTCCGAAATTATAATAATCTCCTACCTTACTGCTCCAGAACGTCTGCGGATATCTTGTGCTGCCGGCAAATACCAAGCGGTCTTCAAAGAAGCCTGCTGCAGACGGATAGCCCTTGCTCCTGCTCCACGGAGAAAAAGCCCAGATTTGCGTAGCGTCTGTACTGCCAATCGTGCGCAATACCTTGCCTTTAACCTTTTTACCGCTGATGTACTCAGTAATTTTTATAATACCGCTATAATCATTGCCGAAGCTCTGCACAGTGACGTAACCGGTCTGCTTCTCATTCTCACCGCTCCAGATGGTTGTATCAAACTCTGTTGAGGTTACCCTGTACCTGACAATGTATTCCTCTTCGTTCTTTTCGGTAAAGTTGTAGTTCTGGCTGTGATTGCCGTCCTGCGTTCTTACAAGCTCCCACATAGAGCTGTTCTCGTTATATTTTTCCAACGAGAAGTTTCCCTTCCAGAAGCCGAAGCTCTCTACATAGACGCTAGAGCCCGGCAGGCAGCTTACCAGCAGCGCATCCGTTGCATCAGGTTTGCCTTTTTTGTATTCGCTTTTTTTATAATGAGTCAGCTCAATAAGGCTGCCAATGTTATCTTTCTCAAAGATATCCTTATCGGCCGTTAACGTGACTTCGCCTTCCGTCGCACTGGCCGTTATCTTCGCTGCCTTGCTGCCATAGCGGAAGCGGATATTACAGTACCCGTCACCGCCGCTTTTGCCGTTGACGCTGGCAGCATCTGTTCCCTTTATGCCACCGGCAGCACCACCGCTGTAGCTCGCACCTTTGCTGCCTGGTGTAGTCTGGACCCGGAAAAGAATATGGCCGCCACTTCCAGCTCCACCACCTTTAACTGTCCTGCCAAACGCAATCGTGTTGCCGCCAGCGCCACCAGCATCTCCATCAACGGTAAAGTATCTCCCCGACTTTTCGCTTAACCTGCCGTTACCACCTTTACCACCAGCACCAACCTCAAGCTTATACTTTTGCCCAGGCTGAACATCAGTTGAAAAGCGGATGTATTCACCTGTGCCGCCATCACCTCCGGGAGCCGTATATGTTCCTGCGATAGCAGCGCCGCCACCACCGCCGCCAGCACCAGCCAATTCCACCGAAATATTGGTTACGGTATCAGGAAGCGTCAGCTCGTAGGTTCCAGGACCATAACGATATAATTGCGTTACCTGCTCATCCTCCGTTGCAGTACTGCCATTGCTGTCCTCAAACGGACCGCCTGTTATAGGCATCTGTTCCCAGCGCCAGTCATATGTACTGTAGCGCGTAAGCGTCATAGGGTAATGATCAGGATGCACGATAAAAAGCACGTCAGCACTCTGCGTATATTTTATTTTGCAGATACCCTGCAGGTCGGCTGGATTAAGATTGTTGCTTATTGTATAAGGCTCTCCGTTATCCTCTACTATGTATTGGCCGTTGTACAGAAAGCGGCAATGCCCTGCAGTGACTTCTATGATATAGGTTTCATTGGTGTTATACAGAAAGGGGATATAGAAGGCACGCTTGCCTCCATAGGTTACGCCAATATGCCGGAAGCCGTTGCGGTTACGCACGCCACCATAACGCTGCACTGTAAAGTTTTTTAACGTGGCAGCGCCGCTATCATATTTGTTGATATCGACGCGGCCGTACATGCTGTCCGACAATTCACCGCCGGCAAAGCTGGGCTTCAGTTGATACAGTCCCATTGTCAGCCCTCCCATCTGGCGTTGGCCAGTCTATCCTGTACAGCTTCTTCCTGATTGTCTTCTGCAGCATCCTCGCCAGCCGCTTCCGTAAAGTAAGCATTGTATGCCTGGATAGCATTTGTCGCAAGGTTAATATTACCGGTCAAAGCGAACGCCATCTCCGCCGCCAGCTTCCAGCTGAAGGCTTCAATGAATTGGCTGTCGAATGTTTCGCTGTCCTTTACGTCTGCAGTATATTCCACATAGGCGTTAGAGATATTACTGTATATCTTGCGTCCGCCGTTACCGTTCATAATGCGGAAGTAGTTATCTTTAGGCAGGCCAACAAAGCTGTCATTGTACATAAGGCGTATGGCCAGAGCATCAGAAGGATATTGATAGACGTATTTATAATCAGGTGCCGTTTCATTAAGCAGTGCCAGCTGCACACGTTTTGTTGCGAACGTCCAAGGAAAGCGGCGCAATACGTTCTGACGGGTAAAATTGAAATAACGTGTACAGATTCTCGCAGGCTGGCTTGCCTCATCCATGCGGTTGATTTCGTCTACTCCGATACGGCCAAGCGCAAGGTTACAGATTTCAATGTTGTTCATGGTTTCCTCCTAAAAAACAAAAGGCCGGAATAAGCTCCGGCCCGATGTTATTCTCCGCGCAGAGCGGAAATCAGTTCTTGTTTTTTTGCATTCTTCGGCGGCTCCAGGCCGTTTGCACGTGCCAACTTCTGCAGTTGGCCAACATTCATATCTTCCAAAGAAGAAGGCATGATATCCGGGTTTTCCATGCTGCCAGACGTTTCTTCCGAAGGTTCTTCGTTCATAGTTTCTTCATCCGAAAGCTCGTCAGCATTTTTGTTCAGGGCCAATCTTTCAGCTGGATTATAAAGCGGTTTGAAATGCTCCGGCACATTCTCACCCAGCTCCACCACTTCGCCCTTTTCCCAAAGTCTGCGCTGCCAATAGCATGTGCGGATTACTTTGTATCTCATACCGGCACCTGAATATCCGGGGACAGATATGCCCAAATCTTGCCGCCTGCCGGAGCGGTAGTATCACCGGTGATTTTTACGCGGACGTAGCGGCCCTGCGGTTGGATGGACGCGAAGAATTGCGCCAGCTGGCAGGCATGCTTCTGCTGCTCGGCAGTTTTGCCGATAGTCACCACCATCTCAGTGATAGGAGCAGAGAAGTTTGCGTCAGCGCTGGTCTGCAGCTCTACGCTTTTGACGCGGCCGGCAGTTACGCCCTTAGTCAGTTTAACATCAACATAGAGCGGTCTCAAAGATTTGTTGCGGCCGATATCAATTGCCTTACTGGTGACAGTCGCTGCAGTATCGACATTTTCGCAAAGAATAAGCTTTGCATCAATCATTACAGCCATGTTCTTACCTCCTTATTCTACCGGCACTTTAGATTCAGTGCTCAGGATAGCATCATTACGCAGGATGGGAGAGCCCCAGAAATGCTGAATACGCTTGCCGCCGAAGTCTTCCAGAGAAAGGTTAACATTGTTTTTCTTCTGTGCAATGATATTGATCATGGTCTGCACCTTACGGTTACAGAGGATAACAGTACGGCCATGGTCAGGATTTTCAATGCAGTCATATACTTCAATCAGTTTGTCGATGAAGTCAGTGCTGCTGGTATTGGTAGTATCAATGTTGGCCAGACGTGCTACATAGCGCGGGTCACGTACGCAGAGGCCTACGTCCCAGTTGTACTGAGATTCATAGCCCCAGTATTCAAGGTTATTCTCATCTCTCACTTTAACACGTCCGTTGTCACGATAGCTGTAACCACCAGGAACGCCTTCCGGAGTGATGCCGTAAACAGTATCAGGTGCAAAGGTCACTACCCAAAGGGAGGTCAGATTGTTACCGGTACCGCCCGCGTCAACAATCTGATTGGCGTAGATTTCATCCTGCCCGGCCTTATCATAGTAGAAAGCGCCAAGGCCGGTAAAGCCAGCAGGGTTGATTTGTTCATCACCATAGAAGAAGGTAGTAGACATCTTCTGGCTCATAGCTTCCTGATGTGCATAGTTTTCATTGAGTCGATAGGTATTGCTGTTCTTGTTGAGCTTCATCAGTCGCTCATCAATCTGTGCAATAGCCTCAACACCGCCGGTAGTAAAGCTTGCCTGGCCAGTGCTGGATTTAGTAGGCGCTACGCCACGGTTAATAATACGCCATGCTACATCCGGCAGGCTGGTTCTGATAAGCGCTTTTTCAACGCTGCCGCTGTTGCAGGTTCTCATCGGGAATACTTCCCAGAGACGGTTGGTTTTGGCCTGCAGCTCTACGACCTGCGCCGCTGCTTCATTACCTGCAGAGCGATACTGCTGCGCAATATCATACATAGTTGCCAGGCCGGTATTGTTATAAAGTCCGGTTTGTGCCATTTAATTCACTCCTTTAGTATTTGCTGTTAGGGAAGAGGATATCTTCTGCCCGCGGGGTTCCCTTGCCACCGCCGACATGAGTATCTGCCGGTTTATCTTCGCTGATAAGCTGGCCGATAGTTACAAAGAGCTTGCAGACAGCAGGATGATTGATAGCACCGGTATCAATCAGCACCTGCATCGCCTCACTGCCGCCAAAGGTATTTACAGCTGTTCTGGCAAAGCCAAGGTTTTCCTGACTGGTCAGCCCCAGCTTCTGACATTCAGCGATATTTTTTTCAACGGCATCTTCTGCAGCATGCATATAGCCGTTGATAATCTCGCTGTGCATTTTCAGCAGGCTGTCAGCCTGCGCCTGTGAAAGCTTTGCATCCTTAGCTATGGCGGTAAATGCTGTTTTCTGTTCATCGGTGATTGTAAGGCCTTCGCCCAGGTTAAACTCATAGCTTTCCGGTACTTCGCCAGATACGCCATCACCAGCAGGATTGCCGCTGCCGTCACCAGGAGGATTGCTACCGCCATCAGGATTATCAAAGATACTTTTACTGCCACCTGCAGTACCACCGTCACCACCGGTGCTTCCATCGCCACCAGCTCCGCCTTCACCGCCGCCAGCATCGCCGCCGTCAGGAGCCAGAAAGAACAACCATTTCTTTCGCATTAAACACTACCTCCTTCAAATTGGTCATAGAATTCATCTTTGTGTTTTTCTTTAGGACGGTCCCGCGCTTCCTGCCGCATCAGCAGCTCCAGCTGCAGGCCTTCCTCAGTATCATCTCTCAGCATACGGAGCAGTTCTTCACCGACGCTGCGCCGGCCTATCTCATACCCCATAACACTTCCTTCACCGACAACATAGTTGGGAACATGCACTTCCATGGTGTCAAGCAGCTCATAAATAAATTCCCTGCCCGTCTGCGTCTGCATGACGTTTACGAGCAGTTCAGCAAATCTTTGCTTTTCCATCAGCTCATCCCCATTCTGCTCAGCATATCATCCAGAGCATTATCCGTATTGGCCGGCACCTCACTCAAAAGCCTTGCAGCTTCCGCACCGGTCTTGGCCGCCTCAGCGCCCTGTGCCATCTGCGCCTGCTGCATCTGTGCTTCCTGTGCCTGCTGGCGTTGCTCTCTGAGCTGCTGCACCTCATCTTCGCTGCGCATGATTTTCTCAGGCGTACCGCTGATAACGCCAACCTCACGGATTACGTTGTCGATGTTAATAATGTCGGCAGCTTCAGGATAGATACCTGCTACGTTACCCACCATACCAAGTACATTCTGTACACTCGGCAGGCTTACCATCTTCTGCGCCTGCGCCAAGAGGCTCACAAAATTAACCTTCAGCTCATCTGCAGTAATCTCTTCCGGCATAGGCGGGAAAAGCTCGTTGCGCATACAGAGTCCAAACGTACGCAAGGTCAGCGGGTCCAGCACCTCATTATGGAACTGCTCCAGCACCGGCCCCAGCATAAGGATTTTCTCCTCGTGACGTTCCGCGACTTCCTTAGCAGTCATCTGCGGATTGTTCTGCGCCTGCGTCAGCATTACCATAAGGTCATTATAGAACGTAGCGCTTATCTGCTGCCGTTTATCATTGCTCAAGGCTATCATGCCTTCGTAGCGCTTTGCTCCCGGCGGTATCATCGGATAAGCGTTCATCTGCGTACCATCGGGAATAAAGTTGTTTGCACCAGGCTGGCGGTTGACTTTCTTCAGGCTTGCCGGAAACATCATAGCCGGGTCAGCCTCGTTATCCATGCAGCGGAGCTTTGCTTTCTCGATACGCTGCAGCTGCATACAGTTACCCAATGCGTTATGCCCAGGACCATAACCATATTCGCAGTTGGCCACCTTGGTCCAACGCGGCATAATAAACGGCTGCTCCTTGTAACCGCTGATGCGCAGGAACTGCTGCTGATTGCCACGCTCCCAGTAAAAGCTCTGCCAGGGGAAGTTACCGGGCTTTAATTGGTCAGGCTTATACTCATTGTTTTTGACGATGAGCATTTCAACCTCAAAGCGTTGTGTATGGTCATTGTTGTTGTACGCAGTCTTTACGGCCAGGCTCACGTTATCAATACCAAATTCCGCTACCATCTGCGGAGCGGTCAATTCAAAACGCCTGCCAAAGGAATAAAGCCTGCCTCTTGCGTCCACACCGCCTGCATATTCGCCGCAGGTGTAGCTGCGATGCCAGAGCGCGGTATCATAGTCCTGCATCATCAGCGCCGCCGCCGTGCCAAACTGACACAGCTCAGCCTCGATATCGTACAGCATAGCGTAGGTGTTGCCACGTGCATATACGGCCATCATGACGTCACGCACATCATCTAGCCATTGGCGTACCGGATGATATTCAGCCTTTTCCTGGTCAGCCAAAGACAGCTCAAACCACGGACGGCTCGGGGACGTCAGTCCGCTCTGCAGGCCAGCAGCACACTTGCCTGCCGCATCCATCGGATAAGGGTCGATGAGATAGCGGTCACGCCGCTCTCCGTCAATGCTGCCGCCACGCTCATGGAAGCGTCCTCGATATGGAACGATATACCGGGACAGAAGTTGCCACGTCGGTTCAAACGAGGCGCGCCGCTGGTACATCTGCTCCAGAACGAAGCGCTTATCCTTCAGCAGCTTTGAGTCACGATAGATTTCTTCAAACATTGCTATTCACCCAACAATGCTTTCTTGATTGTATCTACCATGCTGCCGCCGGTCTTGTTGGTAAAGTTACGGCCTCTTGCCTTGCTCAGCTTTTCACGCAGCGATTCACGCTGTCCTTCAGTCGCGCTGTCAATAGTTGCAGCGCTCTGGCTTCCGGGTGCGTTCTGCTTAATCTGCGTTCCGCCGCCACCACCACCGCCGCCATGCAGCTGCATAATGATTTCTTCCATGGTCTCACCTCCTACCACATTCCATGAAACGGATCATATTCTTCCTGCGCGCCATTATCGACGCTCCAGGCGTATTCATGTTCCTGTTTTCTGCTTAGTACCGGAAAAGCAAAGGTCAGCGCCAATGCATCCGCCCTGTTCGGAGACGGAAGCCCGCGCTTTTTCATACTCTCCTTGCTCTCCAGCTGCACTCTGCCATCGTCACGCGGAGCAAGCTCCGGTCCTACGAGGTCATCAGCCAGCACGTTGTCATCGGCCGATATTGCACCGCCATCCATAAGCCAGCGCCGCATATCCTGCCACATAGCTGCTCGCTTGTTGATGCAGTTAGGCGGTATACCTTTTGTGCTGCCAAATGACACCAGCGTCCAATTCCTGCCCCACGCATCGCCTGCACTCTTGATACCTGTACCATAGCCAAGGTCGATAAAGACTGCATCAGCATGGTACTCATCCTCCAGTGCTGCAATCTTGCCGGCAAGCTGCAGGTCATTATCATTCTTCGGATATTCAAAGAGCAGCTTACTGTAGTTGCCCTGACGCAGGTATGCGCAGATTTTATCCGCACCGGTCCACGCAGGGTCTACACCAATGATAACCGGAGCAAAATTATACTGATACGGCTTGAGTACTCTTTTCCGTGCTTCATTCACGATGGCCTGCGAGATATATTGCTTGTCGCTGGCAGAAGGGAACTCGCCGCGCACGCGGACCTTGAAGAAGTCACTGTCCTCGCCGTAAATTTCGCGCCACGCTTCAATCTGCTTTTTATCAGAAAAGCTTACGCTGCGGCTGTCTACCCTGCGAGTGTGCCAATAATTTCTGTGTTTGTGAAAGCAATCATAAAAGCGGCCATTGGAACGAGTTGGGTTGCCAAAGCAGCACCAGATGATTTCTGTGTCTGCGTCAGTCAGGGCACCTTCCGTAACTTCCCAGATAGTGTCATGTATCGCTGATGCTTCGTCAAAGATAATTAAAATTCTGTTGCCCTGATTATGCAGGCCAGCAAACGCTTCAGAATTTGTTTCACTCCACGGAATTGCATCTATACGCCAAGTCTTTTCGTTACCGTCAGCGTTGCAGAAAATGCTTGTCGCAGTATAATCAAACAATGGTTTAGCTATCCACATGTTGTACCATTTGTTAAGCTCTGCCCATGTTTTAGTGCGAAGCTGCGCTTCCGTGTTAGCGGTAACAACGCCGCGCGTATCCGAGCAGGTACCCAGCGCCCAAAGAATGAGCCAGCTCACCAGCGCCGACTTACCAATGCCGTGACCACTGGCTACTGCTTCACGTATGGCAACATCAGCAGTTTTTACTTCGTCCTTTATTTCACGTAGTATGTCAAGCTGCCACTGTTCCGGCCCTTTCTTATTCTCCAGCGGAGTATCAGGTTCGCCCCATGGGAAAGAAAGTTTTACGAAAAGCTCCGGATCATGCTGGCACTCAGCAAGATAGCCTACTAAAGCATCGTAGTCTTCCTGGCTTATTTGTGGTTTCATGGCCCATTACTCCTTCTTTCGCCTTTTCAGCAGCACATTGACATTGCCGCTAATCTTAACCTCGGTCTTGAAAACATACACGCCATCCATTTTGTTCAGAACGTCAATCGCCCTGATTCTGGCCTGCACATCAGCAGCGTCATCTTCGGCAATTTTACTGAGCACCAGAGCGCGTTTATCCAGCCCGATAATCTGCTTTCTGATAGCGTCATCTGCCAGCTCTTTTATGCGCTTCAGAATGTTAACATTTCTTAACAGCCTGGTAGCCTGCTGTGCGGCGGTCCTCTCACTGTACCCGGCAGCTATGGCTGCAGCAGTGCCGTTACCCTCATGCTTACGGTATTCCAGGCAAAATTTCTACTGCGCCGGACTGAGCTTTTCCGACGTGGTTTTTTTACCAGCTTTTGGGGTAGTTTTTTTACCGGAATTTTTAACAGCTTTTTTGACTGCTTTTTTTACCTCTGCCATAGTGCCTTCACCTCCTTTGCTTTTTGGCATAAAAATAACCCCGGCGGAACGCTCCGTCAGGGCCTTTATTTTTACTTGCTATTTTGCACAATACTATTTTACCACGTCAAAAGCGCCGATTTGTAAAGTACAAAACGGCAATGCTTAAAAATTTTTTATTCCATGCTGCGCTGCAATAATAGCAGCGTCACTCAAAAACTCATTGCGCCAGGCGTAGAACGTCTGACGGCTCACTCCCTGCAGCCCGCTGATAACCTCCGGCTGGACGTGCCTGTTCTCGTAGTTGTCATAGTATTTGTGCATGACGTGGCCAATAGGCGAGTCTTTGTATAAGGCATACGTCTCCCTTATCACCGCCAGCCACTCCTCCGGCTGCTCAATGACAAGCTCATAGCTCCGACGTCCGATGTATACGCTAACCTTTTTCAGCGGCAGCATTCCCTTGAGTGCATCCTGCTGGGTAGGATTAGGCTTCAGCTTGTCCTTCAGCCCATGCGGATGCCTGCAGGCACGCGCTTCATCCACGGCCATCTGAATTTTTTTTTGATACTTAAAGCGTGTCTCTGCGACGCGCTGCCAGTGCTTTACCAGCAATCTGATTCCCCCTTCCCGTGCTTATAGCAGCAGCGGATATACTTCTTCTTGCGCCTGTCCGTTTTTTTGCTTGTATATAACTACCGAGGCAGATTCCGCCGCTGATATAAACGCCTACCTGCGTAGTCTTTTTGTTTTCAATGGTTTCCCGCCACCTAGTGCCAGGCAACGGTAATACTGATACGGATATCCGGTAATCTCGCTGACGTCCTGGACGACAGTATCCTGCAGCACATAAAAGCCTTTAGGTGCAGACGGCGTCTCACGCCAGCTGTCAGCCTTGACTTTCTCAATCTTACACTCCGGCTGCTCAAGGTTACGGCTCGTAACATAACGTCTGGCAAACACTCTGCGTTCCGGATCGTTGTAGGTCTTGTTGGTCTGCTTGATAAGATAGCTGGCCAGCCTGTCATAATCTCCGCTGCCGTCCAGCTCCGTTGCATGGATACGTCCATGCGGCCACATATCGCCAAGTTCCTGCAGCTTCAGCCCGCTATGGATAACGATATGAAAATGCATAGAGCGCTTACCGTATTCAGCTACAGCCACATATTTGAAATTTGAGCCGCGACGCTTGCATTTCTGTTTCACGTTGCGGCAGAATTTCTGAATATCTTTTTTTGCCTCCTGCTGGCTGCTTGCTCTTTTATCCGGAGCATAGGTCAATACACAATGCAGGTCACCTTTGCCAAAATTAGTATTAAGCAGACGACGAAGATTCTTGTAGCTGTTACGCTCGTTTACCTTGGCCATAGCTTCCGGAGTAGGATTGCTTTGTGGAGCACGTACTGTCATCTTTCCCTTGTAGCGGAAGGTCTGGTATTTTTCTACTTCGATGCATTTGCCACATCTCCATGTCCGTTTTACATACATTCTTCCGCTCCATTCTGCCTAAGTTATTTTGGCTGTTATTTTTCCCGGCACTGATATGCCACTCAACTAATATGCTTTATCAAGCTTTGGGCAGGTATTTCACCTGCCCAATTTCTACTATTGTATATAGTTATTTTTTTGTCTTGCAGAAGCGCGGCAGCTTCCGTGCTTCCAGGAAGCACTTATCACGCAAGCTTCTGTGTTTGCTCAGGTAGCTTCTGAGCTTTCTTTTTCTCATGCAGGCCAGATGCTGAGCATACTTTATCTGTTGTACATCCAGCACCTGATAGCCGAAATTAAAGATTCCCATCTTGCCTTTGTTTATATTTTTTAAGGCTTCTTCGCAGGTTATCATAAACTTCATGTCTCCGGCTCCTTCCAATTTATATGTAATCCATATTGTTCGATGTACTCAAGATACTGCTCTGTGGTTTTATCTTCGCCCAGCATCTCAAGGCCGCGGGCGTAAAGCTCAGTGAATTTCTCCAATCTCGTATGGCGTACATGGATTTCGCTATAGTTCTCCATGAGTATCTTGCAGCAGACTGCCAGTATCTGATGGGTGAAGTATTTGGCATAATACGGTATCATCTTATCACGCTCTGCCTGCATACCTGCTTCATAGCCCGCCTGATAGATAGCATTACAGCCGGCCTTGCTGATGTCAAAGGGTTCATTGTCTCCGGCCTTAATCTTCAGCCGCTCTTCACCGCCCAACAGATGCAGCTTCTTCTGCTTTCTGCGTTCCATTTTTCTTAGCTGGCTCATGCGTCATCGCCAGCCTTGCTAACACGGATAAACTTATCACCACAAAATCTATACGTTCCCTCAATGCCGGCTCTGTCATACCAACCGGCTTCAACTTTATGTTTTCTGAGCCATGCCTCCAATACATCGTTGAGCTGTTCATCAAGCTCTTTTCTCGCCTGCGCCAGCGCATTACCGGAAATAAAATCGCACCATGCTTCTGCACCTTCGCCAGCCTCATCATCTGCTTGGCTTATAAATTCTTCAATCAGATCATCCATATCAATATAAGGATGCCATTGGGATTCTTCTTGTTTAAGGACTATAACCAAATCACCCACAGCAAGGTCGGGGCGAATATCTTCCAAGGCTTCCTCCGGAGTATCGCACAAATAGCTAGAAACAACGCGGCCCTGCACCTCTGCGCTATATTGAAGAAAAACTGGTTTTTCCTTGGCCAGTTCATCAGCCAAGAGAACAGCTTCGGCAAGCTCTGCCTTTGCCTGCTCCAGATAATAAATCTCGCCGCTGCATTGCCAGTCATTGATGGCCAGCTGCGCCCGGTTCACGTAATTATAAATCTTGTTGTTAATCATTTGTTCCTCCTAACAGCGCCAACGCGCATACCATAACGATAATTGTAATAGCCAGGTTAATTGTAAATTCATCTATTGCTGCGTCCATTATGCTGCTCCTTCCATAGCATTCCCAGCTTTTCAGCCACATCAGCGCCCATTACCACGCGTGTCCATTTAGGTTCTTGCGGCTTGCATTTTTCGCAATAACGTACGACTTCACAATGTCCATTGCGCCCGCAGCACTCACACGGAAAGCCATAAGTATAATACTTTCTTCTCAGCCGGAAAGATTTTTTGCCACAGATATCGCATCTGCCGTATTCACTCATGCTACTTGTTGCCTCCCTCAAAAATATTTTGCTGGAAGATCTCGTGCGTACCGGCAGCTATAAGCTTTTCTTCGCTGCTCATCTGATAGCCAAGCTTAGTAAGCCAGTGATACATTGCCTCAAGTCTTGGGTTGAACTTGTATTCAGGGTATCTCGCGCGGTAGTCATTAGCATAAAACTCTTTTTCGTTATCATTAAACAGCTTATAAATAACTTCTATACACTTCTGTGTATTGTCGTAACTTTCGTAGGCCAGTTTAACTGCTTTTTCATCACGCCGAGGGTCGAAGTACTTATTATCCATGCCGGCTTCTTTGCTTATGTCACCACAAGACATATATGCAACGCTGCGTAATACAATAAGACTATATGCTCCCATATATACAGCTTCGCGCTGCTTAGCAGTGCCCCTTAGATTTTCAACGAATGCTTTGCGCAGCTCGTAATGTGTTGCAGCCATAGCATCGACTTTAAACCATGCTTCCTTGATACGTTTTTCTTTTTCAAGCTCCTTGGCGCTTTTCTTTATAATTTTAGCTTTTTTTGTTTCCTTGACATAAAACTCTACGTTTCTCGGATAGCTGGCCTCATAATACAGTCCCTCTGTTTTCTTGGGAATTTTATCTTTCGTTACCTCATACTCATAGAGGTCCAGACTGCCGACGCGTCTATACTTGCTGCTGTATTTATTGGCACTATCCGGAAATTTCTTAATACCAAGACGTTCCATATCTGCCAGGAACACCGGCATAGCAGCTTCAATCTTTTCTTTATCCATAGCACGCGTTACCGCCAAAGCAAAATCATTTGTGCCAATCTTCTCCATTGCTTCATTTCTGGCTTCTAAGTTTTTGATTTTTGCCAGCGCGTCAAACTCTTTCAGGCTAAGCTGGCGGGTAGAGCTTAGCTCCTTCAGCTTGTTCTGGTCCAGCTTGGCTATTTCCAAACGCCGTCTGATAGTGCTTTTACTGAAGCCGCTCTGTTGGGATATATCTTCGATATCCATGCCAAAATCCAGAAGCTGTTGGAAGCCTTGAGCCTGCTCATAAACCGTCAGGTCGCTACGCTGCATATTCTCTAACAGCATAGTCTGCAGCTGCCGCGTTTCCGACATGCCTCTTACGATAGCGCACGGCACTTCCTGCAGCCCGGCGCGTTTCGCAGCTTCCAGGCGACGGTGGCCAATAACCACCATATACTTGGGTTCTTCACCCGGTACAGCTTCGTTGACCGGGATTACGGTAAGGTTCTGGTAGATGCCATTCTCTTTAATGCTTGCTGTCAGCTCCTCCAGATTGCCCAAGTCTTTTCTTGGGTTCTGAGGATGCGGCACAAGGTACTCAATAGGCATGTTTACTACAGACATTTTTCTTCCTCCTTGTTCTCATCACTCTTATATGCTAAAATAGGGATGTATGGATGCTGGTAACTTCATACATCCCCATGCCGTCTGCGCTTTTTGCAGGCGGCTTTTTTATTTTGTTTCGACCGGAACATGCAGGCGCACATTGATTTTTTCCCCGAGGTATACCCAGCCGTCTTTCTTGTTGTTATCCTTGCAGACATAAAAAGCAATTTCGCGCCAGTCGCGCTTATCGCCGTATTCATCTTTTAATCTGCAGCAGATTCCTTCCAAAGTGTCTCCTTCTTCCAATACATGGTAAGGTACAACAATCTCAGTGACTTCCGGTCCTTTAACCATCTGATAAGCTGCACTTACCATTCTTGCGGGCCCGTAGTCTAGCAAGCATATTACGGCAAGCAGTAAGCTGCCTAAGGTCAGCAGCCTCAGTTTCCGCAGTTTCCTTCTTCTCATTCTTCACAGCTCCTTTCCCAAAGCGGCGGACTATTCTCAGATAGTCTTCACGCAGCAGGTCGATAAATGTTTCTTCGCCGTCCTCATCAGTCATCAGCTTACCGGCGATAAAGCAGGGGCCGAATATAACGTCTACTATATTTCCATTATTGTTCAGCAACGGGAACAAAGCGTCATTGTGATATTTGTTCTTTCCGTCCTCATTACATATCAGCGTATATTCTGGGCTGCTGCCTTTGGCTTCCAGCGGTACGATCTGTATCTTGCCACCCACCAGCTTCTGCATATTGGCCAAAGTAAGCTCAACGCGCACAGCCTTTACCGGTTTACCTGGACGATACCAGACAACAGTTTTTTCATTGGCCATTTTTATATCTCTCCTTAAAGATGAAGCGCAGTGCATAGACAGTGCTGGCCTTCATTCTTTCATCAGCTTCACGTGCCAGCTGTGCCCGGCGTTCACGCATCAGGCGCTCGTATTTCATGCTGGCTTCATGCTCTCTGATTTCTGCGTTAGGCTTGTATTTTTTACAGCGCTTCGCATGGTCAATAATCTTATCTTCCAGTTCGGCGCACGTCATGCGCTTTGCTTTGCACATTTGCCTTCCTCCTCTTCCAGCAGACCACGTTCTTTGGCAATCTCCAGCGCCATCTTTCCAAACGGGCCTGCCCACCAGTCCATATCCTTGACTGCCTTCTCGTTTTCCGTGATGCAGTCATAATCTTCAAGTCTGTTCATATTCATGCATCTCCATATAACCCTTGCAGGTATTCTTTGATTTGTTCCTTTACAACTCTGCTGCCAGCGCCGCAGTGACGTTCCTGATGGCAGTCGTAGCACAAGGTTACGCCCTGGGAGATTTCATCACTCTTCAGTGCGCCGCAGGGCTCATGGTGAAATTTTTCTCCCGGGTCCACGTATCTGCCGCAGATGATGCAGCAGTTGCCGTCACGCTCATGGATAGCTGTATTCAGTTTGCGCAGCTTCTCGCCGTACAGTTTTACCTTTTTGGTTTTCATCATCATCATGGCTTTTACTTCCTTTTCCTTGCTCCGTGCTATAATAGGTATTACAGAACGGAGGTGATATTATGGATATTAGAGCTAAACGCTTATGCCCTTATTGCTTGAAAAACACCAACGTTATGCAGCCGCCTTGCCTTGACTGCGTATTCTATGATGTTGACTACAGACAATGCAGGATTATTCGCACTGACGAAAACGTTCTTGCACTGCTTCGGCTTCTGCGCGAAGAACGTAGCCAGAATCGCAACATGTATTAACCCAATATAAAATCTTTTGTATTTCTTCTGCTCTGTAACCGTCCAGCATTTTTACTATCTGCTCGACGGTTTCTTTTTGTTTTGCATCAAGCATCATCTTCTTCCCCTCCTTCCTTCGCCTCCCAGTGCTATAATAGGTATTACAGAACGGAGGTGATATTATGAATAAACGCGAATTAGCTAAAGACTTTGTTGTTGCCCTCATCAGCAGTGGCAAAATTGATACTGCACAGAGTTCCGTACAAACATATTTTGATATAATCAGTATGCTGGAACGCAACGAAGATGCTCCGCAGCATATCGACGTATCTGAACCCTACGACCCTTTTAAAGACGCTTAACATCGAACACATCGACCTTGTACACAAGAGTATGGGTGCTGCCATACTCTTGTTCCATTTTCTTAATGAACTTTTTTAACTCGTCCATGCCATCAACGCATACCTTAATTTCAATAACGTTTTTTGCCTTTTCCAATATCTTCTTCCCCTCCTTCCTTCACTCCGCCCTCCAGTGCTATAATGTAGCTACAGAACGGAGGTGATTAAAATAGATTGGTTAGATATTTTGTCCAAAGGACTTATAACCTCATCGCTGGTTTTTGCGGCCACAATATTGTGGGAACGCTATAAGATTAAGCAAGAGATTAGAGGTTGTGCTCTTCTTCTTTACGGAGAAGTAAACGACCATATCAATCAGCTTAGTATTCAGGATTCTCTATGTATTGAGCTTTTATTAAATTCACCTGACATTGAATGGAAAGAAAGCAAACACTTCTTAGCTCATCATCTGTGCTTTGATGATTTTCAGCCTATACACAAACACTATCGCGCAATGAAATCAGCCAGAACAATGCTTCAAAAAGAAGGACGTATTCCCGAGCCTTTTCTTAGTGAACATCTTATTAAGGCCAATGCTGCTCTCTCCGCGTTGCTTACCTTGTCAAAATTAAATAAGCGAAAACTAAACAAGTACATGAAAGAAACAACATAAAATAATCTTCCACAAAGTCCTTTATCTTCCAATACCACCAGCGTGGTTCTGGCTTCTCGTTAACCTTCTTCGCCAAGCGCAGCTCCGGATCAGCGAAGTACTCTATCTTCATCAGCTCCAGCATCTCTTCTGCTTGCTCTTCTTCTACGCCTGCCCTATCTTTAATTCCGCGCACGCTTAATGTTAAGTCTCCTTCAATGCTGTCAAGCTCCAACTTGACGGCATTGCTTTTGCAGAAGAAAGTTGCGGTATAATTTCGATTGCCATCTGACATAAATGTCTGCGTTCCTTCTGGAGTTGTTGCCCTGATGCTTCCTCTCCATATACCATTAGTTTCTATCTTTGTTTCCTCCACCTCTCTCCCTCCTTCCTTCGCCTCGCCATTCAGTGCTATAATGTAGCTACAGAACGGAGGTGATATTCATGTTGACAGATATTGAAACACGAGCGCATGCGCTCACTATTTTATATTTGCAGCAAGCAGCACGCGAAGGAAAACTTCAGTTAGCCCCTCTTGCTTATGCCAATGAATACAAGAGGATATTAAGCCAAATGATTGAAGCCCTGAGACGCCCTTAACATCTAGCTACTTTCTGCTGCCGAATGGTATATTTTGTAGCTTCTAATACTTCTTCGGCTTCTTGAATGCTAAAGCCATTGTCCGTCAAAATATGGATGATGGCTTTTGCTGTTTTTTCAACTTTATCTGTGTAATCCATGACCATCTTCTCCCCTCCTTCCCGCCCTCCAGTGCTATAATAGATTTACAGAACGGAGGTGATATTATGTGCGATAAACTTATTTTTCAAAACGCCTGCATTTGTAAAGCTGGTCACATTTGTTAAGACTTTTGAAAAAATCAGTGGTTATGGGAAGGAGTTTCTTATTAAGTGGCTTAATGATAATGCCGTAGCCACTGTACTGGAACTTCTCCACAAAAGTAATTGTCTTTAACAACAATACCAGCAATTTATAACCAGGGCACTTTTCCAATCCACAGTTAAACTTTCTGTGCAGTACCCAACAGTCACATTCCTTGACAAGTTTGCCTGCACAACCGGAGCAGAAGTTTCCTGCTAAACCCGTGCGTCCGCAATGCGGGCACACGGTTATTTTTTTAGCTTCCATAACTATCACTCTTTCTGCTTACTCTTCTTCAAAAACAACAGCAACGTTAGAATTACATTCAATTACGTAGCTGCAGAAGTGAAGCATCTGCTTTGCTGCTTCTTGGTTCTAACCCTTAAGCACACTAAGAATTTGTTTGGCGGTCTTTTTTCTTCTGTCGTCAGCTTTCGGCTTTCGCTCAGCTCATTAAAGCTATGCATCTTCTTCCCCTCCTTCCTATACGCTTGACATACATTTTTGCTGTTCTTGATATAACTATGTTATATTAATTTATGATTTTAAATCACATCAGCAGGCAAAAAAAATTGAATCTCTTTCGTCCCTTGTCAAATCCAAAAAAGTGGCCGTTCTGCTAATTTCACTAGCCTTAAATTCAGATTTACCTTTCATTTTGTTTGAAAGCGCCATTTCGCTGATGCACAACGCATTAGCAAGCGCTTTTTTTGATTTTCTTTTGCGAACCAGTTGAATTTCCAGCTCTTGTGAATTGGTCATCTTTCTCACCTCTTTTGATTTTTAATCACAATTTGATTATAGTCTTTTTCTGATTATTAGTCAAGTATTTTTTGCTTTTCTAAAGAAAATTTGATTATCAGGAAAAAACGTGCTATTATAATAGCATAATAAAAAAATCTTGGGGGTTTCAAATGGAATTATATAAAAATATTAGAAATCGTAGAATAGAGTTAGGCTTAACTCAAGCAGAGCTAGCTGAAAAAATAGGTTATCGTTCTATTTCAACTATAGCTAAAATAGAACGTGGAATAAACGATATTCCGCAATCTAAGATTAAAGCATTTGCTGATGCTTTGAATACTACTCCTGGCGAACTTATGGGCGAAGTGGAACCCGCCCCTGTGCCGCTCTCCCTCACCCAACAAGAAGAAGAGCACATAAAAAAATACCGCCAGCTTAACGCTGACGGTAAGTTGGTTATTGATAACCAGATTGATTTTATGTTGTATAAGCAAGAGCAGTCCGCTGAAAAAGAAGAGCAGAATTTAGGTTGATAAGGAGGTGAATCCTTGGACGAACAAACTTATTTAAAGGAACGCCTGGATAATCAGATTAACTGGTACAGCTCCAAAAGCTCTGAAGCTCAATCTTGGTACAAATGGCTGAAGTTTGCTGACAACCTGCTGGCACTGCTTATCGTACCCATCTCCTATTATTCGGACAGCTGCTGGTGGTTTAAGTATGCCGGTATTGTTGCCGGTATACTTATAGCTCTCAGTAATTTTTTTCAGAGCATGAACAAGTATCACGAGAACTGGATCCAGTACCGTTCTACTGCAGAAATACTAAAGCATGAAAAATTTCTATACCTTACACGCTCCGGAGGATATAAAAATTCTTCTGCTCCATTTAATGAACTGGTTGAGCGCTGCGAGAGTATTATCTCCAGTGAGAATGTTGACTGGGCACAGCTCCATAAAGGCTGCCCTACAAAACAGCTCTAGCCTTCTACCGGCTCATATGTCTTTTCAAAGATATCAGGCTTGCAGGGATATTGCTCTCCGCGCAGGCCGGTAATAATCCAGTCGCCCGGAGCTGCACGCAAAGGACCTTCCAGTGTAGGGATTATCATTTCCTTGTCTGTCTGGTATGCTTCAATCACTATAGGTCTTTTTCTGAATTTCATAACTACCTCCATAAAAAGAAAGGATTGATAAAATGTCTAACGGCTTAAAAATTTACCACTTGTTCATTAGCCATTCATGGAGCTATTCACCCCATTATAACACACTTCTTGAATGGATTGATAGGTCTAACATTGTTTTTAGTAATTACAGCGTACCTTATACTGACCCCTTCACCGGCAAAACCAAGTCTCAGCTCCAAGAGGCTATCACTGAACAAATCAGACATTCATCTATTGTTATTATTGCTGCCGGTATGTATGTATCTCATAGTGATTGGATTGATTATGAAATCAGAACAGCCGTAGCCATGGGCAAGCCTATTCTGGCCGTAAAGCCTTGGGGAAACGAACGCCTGCCGCAGATTGTGCAGGACAGTGCAACTCTTATCGTAGGCTGGAACAGCGACAGCGTTGTCAAAGGGATAAAAAGATTGTTATAAAAAAACGCCCCCATAACGGGGGCGCATCTGTAAAAATATTAGTTTGCTGTAACAAAGCGTTTAGACAATGCTTCTTGTAATATCTTGGATAAGCTCAGGCCTTCTTCGGCGGCCTGTTCATCCATCCAGCGCGGAAGGCTAATCGTACGTTTTACTGCACGAGTATCTTTGATATCTGCTCGAATAAAATTAACAAACTCGTTATTTTCCAATTCAACATCTTGTAATTTGCTTGGTGCAGGAATTTCTTCCTTGCTGTCCTTTAAATATTCAATCCATTGTGTGAGCGCAGCTTCTGCCATCTTCATAGCGTTACCCAAAGATTTGCCCTCGCTAATGCAGCCGGGTAAATCCGGGAAAATAATAGTATACGTGTTATCATCGTTCGCATGAAAAACAGCAGGATAAACGTATTCTTGCAACAATTTCTTTTCTTTCATGTTCCCTTCTTCCTCCTTTTAATTTTTAAATGCTATTGAATTTATGATTGCGATTACAGTAAGAAGCCCGCAAAGCGGGCGGGGTAAAAAGTAATCTTTATTTTACGCCCGCAGCCTTGAGGATTGCTTTCGCTGTCAGCTCGTTCAGTTCCCGGTGCCTTGGAACCTGAACGGAACGGCTGCCTGGTTTTTTGTAGATGGAATGGTCTCCATCATCGCGTTCAAGCTTAAAGCCAGCTTGCGACAGCATTTTCACTAAATCGCGTCTTTTCACATGATCACCTCGCTTATCTTTATTTTCGTTTCTGATTATATTATAATACGTAATTTACGTAATGTAAAGTGAAAAAATAAGTAATTTACGTAATTTTTTTCAAAGGAGATGACTCTATGCAAAGAGCAGTACTATTTTTCTTCTAATCCATGACGCTATCTACGCATTTGAAAGATTCAAGAAAGCGCTTGAGTTTTATCTAAAAAGCTAAAAAAAGGCTGTTGGTTGCTCACGCCAACAGCCTCTCAGCAATGTCCACAAAATATATTTAAAGCTTGTTAAGCTTTAGAAGCTTTTACTTTAATCGGAAACGCTTTCTTGCCGAATTGACGGGCATAAATGCGCTTACCTTGTTTGGTAGTAATGGAAGCTACAAAAACAATGGTAAATTCCTCTTGATTGGTGGAGGATTCCGCGATAGCAGAATTTTGCTTATCCATTCGATATCACCTCCTTTCAATAGAAGTTATCGAAAGGATTTGTGAACACCGCTATATTTATTATACTAACTTTCGCTAGCATTTGCAATATATAAATCATTATGCATAAAAAGCAAAAAGAGACGAACAAATCGTCTCTTTTGCCGAGCAGCGCAGGATATAACAAGTTCTTGCAAGTTCTTGTTGGTGCGTTGAGCAGTTGCACCGTGATATCGAATGGCGCTCCACCAATCAATAATATCATACCACATTATGTTGCTTTTTTCAACTTAAAAGTTATCTATTCCTAACAAGAAGATGTTTTTTAATTATGAAATTAAGAATTGAAAAAGGAGTGATTTTATGCAAAGAGCAGTTATCTACGCGCGCTTTTCCTCGGACATGCAGCGCGAAGAGTCTATTGACGCGCAGGTCCGCGCCTGCAAGGCTTACGCCAAAAACAAAGGCTACATCGTTGTCGATACCTATGCTGATGAAGCAAAGAGTGGACGCGATGTTACCAAGCGTGACGCTTACAATCAGATGCTGGCCGATGCCATGGAAGATAAATTTGATGTTATCATCTTCCATAAGATTGACCGCAACAGCCGCAACGAGCTGAATTATTTTACCTTTAAGGATAAGCTGGAGAAGCTGGGGATCCGGTACGAGTACGCCGCCCAGCCCATCGATGCACTTTCACCGGAAGGCCAGATGATGGAAACAATGATGGTAGGTATGGCAGCCTATTATTCGCGTAACCTGGCCAAGGAAACTAAGAAGGGCCTCAATGAAAACGCTTACAAAGCACTCTTTAACGGAGGTTGTCCACCTCTTGGGTATAAGATTGTGGACAAAAAATATGTCATCGATGAGCAGGAGGCAGCTGCCGTACGCCTGATATTTGAGCTGTATCTTAATGGTTATGGCTATGCTGCCATCTGCAGGGAGCTCAGCGCCAAAGGATATACCACCAAAGCCGGCAAAGCATTCGCCAAGAACAGCCTGCATGATATTCTCTGTAATGAGAAGTATATCGGCACCTATACATTTAATAAAATACCTCGTAAAAAAGGCGGCCGCAACAGTCATGCTGCAGAGCGCCCGGAAGATTTTATTTCTATTGAAAATGCTTTCCCTGCCATCATCAGTAAAGATGATTGGGCACTCGTCCGCGCCAAGATGGACCGGAACCGGCATCGTGCAGCCAGCTACACCGCCAAGGAGAAATACCTGCTGTCCGGCAAGGTTTTCTGTGGCCACTGCGGCAGCGCCATGGTTGGCCACCGCATCCGCAAGCGCTACTGTTATTACGGATGCACGCGCAAGGAACAGACTCCTACCTCTAAATGCCCGCAAAAAATGATACGTGCAGAAATTTTAGAGCACTGGGTACTGCAGATACTGGAGCGCGTTGTCTTTACCGTTGGCGGCATGCGCAGGATTGCAGATGCTATCGTAGATGCATATGAGGCAGAGCAGAAGGAACAGGCAGGCAGCCAGGCTACACTGCTGCAGCGCAAAGCTGTTGCCGAAAAAAAATTAAATAACCTCTACAAAATTTTTGAAGAAGGCAACGCAGATGAATTCGATCGCCAGCGCCTGAACCAAATCAAAGCAGAGCTCAGAGAAATTAACAAATCTATTTGTGAAACTTCTGTGAAACCTGCAAAACTTCTCAGCAAACAAAAAATAGCCGCCATTTTGGCAGCTATGAAAGATGAAATTTTTGTGAAAAAAAATAGTTACTATGTTCAACAGGCTGTAGATTTGCTTGTTGACCATGTAACCATCACCGATAAAGTGCTGAAAATCACCTTATCAACGCAAAATGTTTGCGCTTATTTGGTGCCGCGGACCGGAATCGAACCGGTACGGGTATCACTACCCGAGGGATTTTAAGTCCCTTGCGTCTGCCAGTTCCGCCACCGCGGCAGACATAACTACTTAACACCTTTTAAGAAATAAAAATGGAGGCGACACCCAGAATCGAACTGGGGATAAAGGTTTTGCAGACCTCTGCCTTACCGCTTGGCTATGTCGCCTTAAAAGGTGGAGCGGAAAACGAGATTCGAACTCGCGACCCCCTCCTTGGCAAGGAGGTGCTCTACCACTGAGCTATTTCCGCAATATGGTGCCTCAGCACAGAATCGAACTGTGGACACAAGGATTTTCAGTCCTTTGCTCTACCAACTGAGCTACCGAGGCATGATTGGCGACCCGGATGGGACTCGAACCCACGACCTCCGCCGTGACAGGGCGGCAT